GAGTTCTTACATAGAGCATTATTGTCATAAGATATATTGGATGGAACTTTTGGAGGATTTAAAAGAATTTGATCCAACTAAACGTACAGCTTTTGACCGAACAGTAAGTGCAATGATAGCTCTTGTAGGAGGACTTGAACCAATTTATAAACCACCCCCACCAAAAAACCCGATAATCAACGTATACGTAAAAGGTGTGAATATAGCAAAAAATTAAAAATAATTTTTTTTAGAAAAAAATCTTATATTTGTTGGGGATAATTATCTTTTTAAAATATGCAGGATTTTTCTGCCCAACCATTAAAGAACTTTCAGCTTGAAAATTTGACAATCAAGGAGAAATCCGATTGGGCTTATGGCAAGCAGTTAGCTCAATATATCAACGGTACAGTTACTGGTGGTATATCAAGTTATTTCTGGGTACGTAATGCGAGATGGCGTACTAATAGAGGATACGCTAATGGACGTATCCCAATGAGTAAATTCCAAGACTTACTTGAGTTTAATGGAAAAGTAAATTACTTGAATATAAATTGGCAGTCTATTAATATTGTCAATCGTGTCGTTTCTGGTCTTGTTGGAAGATGGATGAGAAACAATGAAAAGATTCAAGTGACTGCTACGGATTCCCTTTCTACAAAACAAAAAGAAGAGGAATATAAAAACATAGAATTTATTGTTAATAACAGGGAAATGCTTGAGAAGCTACAAGCTGAATCAGGCGTTCAAATGATTCCTCAAAATGAGGAGCTTCCTGCTGATAAAGAAGAGCTTAAACTTTGGAAAACTCAATTCCAAAGACTTCCTGAAGAAATTGAATACGAACTTGGATGTAATGATGTTCTTGCTGCTAATGGGTGGTTTGATACATTAAAAGAGAAAATGCTGCATGATGCGGCGGAAACAGGATTTGTGGCTACATATACTTGGATGGATGATAATGGTGTTATCCATGTGGAGTGGCTGAAGCCAGAAAACTGTTTCTATTCTTATTCATCTTATAATGATTTCCGAGATACAACTTGGAGAGGTGTTATAAGAACTTATAAAATAAGTGAAATTCGTAGAAAGTATGGTGTTGAGTTCGGAGGTAAGATAACTGAAGAACAGATATGGCAGATGGCTCAATTCTCAAAAGAATTCCAGCTTTACGATAACATCACTTGGCTTACTGAATGGAACGTAACATTCCTTCGCCCTTATGATGAATGGAATATTGATGTTTTAGAGTTTGAATTAAAGACAGTGGATAGCGACCCTTATACGGTTGTTACAACTAAGAAGAATAAAAGTACATTAGTTAAGAAGGGAAGAGTTGAGAAGAAGGGAGATAATGAAGAAGTTATTTCTGATACTAAATGGAATATTTATCGTGGAGTATGGTGTCGTCCAACTAATATGATGCTTGAGTGGGGAATTAAAAAGAACATGATTCGTCCTCAAGACCCTAAAGAAATTGGAAATGCAGAGTTCTCATATAGTTTTTATATGGTTCAGAACTATGACATGACTTCCCTTGCAATCCCTGAAAAAATTCAAGAGCCAGTAGACCAAATGATTATTGCTCGTCTTAGAATGCAACAATTAGTTGCAAAAATGAGACCTGTAGGAGCTGCTATTAACTGGGATGCTTTACAGAATATTGATTATGGATTAGGTGATAATAATAAGGGAATTGACGCTAAGAAACTTTATGACCAAACAGGTGATATATATTATAGAGGAAGAGATGCAGAAGGAAACCCTGTTCCAGTTCCTATTGTAGAACTTCAGAACTCAGGATTTCTTTCTCAACTCCAAGGTTTAATTATGCTTTATGATAAGCACTATGCTATTCTTAAAGATGAACTTGGAGAAGACCCTAATCTAATTGCAAGCGCTCTTCAACCAAGAGTGGCTGTATCTAATATTAATACAGCAGAACAAGCTTCTCAAAATGCAACAGATTATTTCTATTGGGCATATACAAACTGTATGGCTGATACAGCTAAGAAAATTTCTTGCTTACTTAAAAATTCTGTTCAGTTTGGAGCTGATACTTATAGAAAGATTGTAAAAGAAGAAAGTATTAGTGGAAGAATCTTTAATACGAGAATTCAAATGCTTCCTGACCAATATGAGTTAGCAAGATTTGAAGGTTTGTTAAATCAGGCTATGGTTTCAAGCCCTGATTTAGTATTATTTGTTGACCCTTTCCAATTAATGAGAGTTGCAAAAGAAGATGTAAAATTGGCTGAAGCTTTATTTAGAAGAGGTCAGAAAAAAATGATTTTGTATAATCAGCAAAATGCTGCTCAAAATCAACAAGCAACTATTGAAGGTCAAATGCAAGCTGCTCAAGTTGCAGAACAAGAAAAGCGTGCTACGAAAGAGCAAGAGGGAATGGTAGATATTAAGAAGGCTCAAATGACGGCTGAAGCTCAAAACAGAACAAGCGTTTTGAATATGGCTTCTGCTATTTATTTGAAACACATGGAGACAGGATTACCAATTCCCCCAGAATTACAACCTCTAATACAATCTGTAATGGAGAATGTAGCTCTATCAGCAGTAGTTTCAACTGACGAGCAAAAACAAGCTATTCAGGCTCAAATGCAGGCAGCACAGCAAGCACAAATGCAAGCTGCACAACAAGGTGGGCAATCTCAAGAACAAATTGCACAACAAGAAATGCAAGGTGAAGGTGCTGAAGGGGAAATGCCGCCACAAGAAGAAGGTCAAGAGCAACCAATGGAACAAGAACAAGGACAACCAATTCCCGAACAATAAAATAAAAAACTAAAAATAAAATGTCAACAGTATCATTTACAAACCAAGTTGCTTCTCAAGCTTTAAGAGGTGAAGACGTTATTGTCTCTCTTGATTCTACAGATACAGCTAAATTATCATCTATATCAGTAGGGCAACAAGCATCAATTAGTGCTACAAGTATTTATGGAGTAGTATCTGAAATTGACTCTTATGGTCATTCTTTTCAAGTTACTCCTATTCAACCTAATTTTGCTTTTGCAAGTCCAAGTCAAGCTGGTTATTTAAAAGCAACAGAAACAGTTGTTGTATCATCAGTTCCCTATTTACCATAAAATAAATATATAATATGTCAGTACAAATAGTATTAGATTTAACAGCAGATTTTAACGCAGATTCACTTGTTCAAATTGACACAGGTGGATTTGACTATTCTGTAGTTCAATTAGTAAGCCCTTCAGGAAGTGTTAGCTTTAAGCACACTAACGATTCAGGAGATGTTCAGAGCGTTTCTGATGGAAATGCAACTGCTGCTACAAATTTTGTAACTCTTCAAGGAGTAAATTTAGCAGACGGTTCTACCGTGACTTCCCTTGCAACATCAGGACTTGTAAGATTTCAATCTTATGGTCGTTACCTACAGTTAAGCGGTTCTGGTGTTTCAGCAACAAAAGTATTAGTTCGTCTTTATAAAATTCATTAATTATGAAAGTAGTAAAACTTAAAGTAACCAAGAAAGGCCAAAAGCCTATTGAGTTTAAAGAAGGCGCTTTACGCTCTCAATTAGGGGCTAAAGAAGGAAAGAAAATCCCTGAATCTAAGATGGAAGCTGCTGAAAAAGGAGCTTATGGGGAACTTGCTAAAAAACGTGCTTTATTTAAGAAGAATGTTTTAACTGGTAAGAAATGAAAGAAATGATTAAAAGAGCTGATGGTAGTTATTCTCAAAGAGGTCTTTGGGATAATATTCGTGAGAATAAGGGAAGTGGTAAAGCTCCAACAAAAGAAATGTTAAAACAAGAAAAAAAAATTAAACTCAAAATAAAAAAGAAATAACATGGCAACTCTTTTAAAATATAAAAAAGAAGGGGAAAAGGAAGTAGAAAGTAAAGAGTCTGCTTTAACTCCTGAGTATATTCAAGGAAAATTATTTTCTTTTTCAGATGCTGCTCATAAACTTCATTTAGATACTAAATCTTATGCAGAACATAAAGCTTTAGGAAAACTATATGAGGGTTTAATTGATTTTAGAGATGAAATTTCTGAAAAATTAATGGGTTATCAAAAAGGAAAAAGAATTGGTAAATTAAAGATTGACGATATTCCTGAATATACAGAAGGAGCGCCATTAAAATTAGCTAATGATGTTCTTGACTTTGCTTACGAACTTTATGAGTGGGCAGGTGAAAAACATTATTGCGATATTGAAAATATTTCTCAAAGCCTTAGCGGTTTAGGTTCTCAAACCGTTTACCTACTAACATTAAAGTAATTTTCTAACCTAACATAATATATATGTCAGAAACAACGACAGAGCAAGTTCAACAAGAACAACAACAACCTCAGACAGAGCAACAACAACAAGCTCCTGCATTTAATCCGTTTGCGGATAATTCATGGACTGAAAACAAACCTTCTCAAGAAGGTCAGTTCCAAGAACAACAACCACAAGCAGAACTTCCCCAAGCAAATAATAACGCACAGGAAGTAGAAGAAGAAGAAGTGGTAGACGCAGACGAATGGTTAAAAAGTAATTTCGGTTGGGAAAACACAGATTCTGCAAAAGCAGAACTTGAAGAATTAAGAAAGCTTAGAGAATCTGCTTCTACAAAAGAAGAAATAAAATTTGCAAACGAGCAAAGTGAAAAGTTTTATCGTTTATTGCAAGAGGGAAAAGAAGATGATTTATACGATTTCTTGCAAGAGAAAAAGAAAATTGAAAAACTTACGTCAGCTGAATTAGACGAAAATTTAGCAGCAGAAGTTATCAAAACAAATATGCAGAAAAAGTATAAAGACTTAACTGCATCTGAAATAGAATATAAATTTAACAAGCAGTTTGGTATTCCTGCAAAGCCTGTTCAACAAGATATTGAAACAGACGAAGAATACCAACAAAGACTTTCTAATTGGGAAGAGAAAGCTAACGACATCAGAACAGAAATGATGATTGAGGCAAAGCTCGCTAAACCTGAATTAGAAAGATTAAAATCGGAACTTAGACTTCCAGATATTAAAGGACAAAATGAGGGAAATCAAGGGTATAGTCAAGAAGAATTGGCTGCCCACGAAAAACTTGTGAACTCCTTTAAAGATTCTGCAAAAAGCGCTCTAAATTCTTTTGATGGGTTTAATGTATCGGTAAAAGACGAGGAAGTTGATATACCGCTATCTTATGCTATTTCTCAAGAGGAAAAAAGTGCTATCGCAGAACAAATTGAAAGATTTGCAGATTCAAATTTTGACGCAAATGCAATCTTGGCTGATAGGTGGTTAACTGAAGATAATCAGTTAAATACAGCTCAAATGATTAAAGATTTGGCTTTATTGTACAGTGAGGGTAAAATGAACCAAAAATTCGCCAATGATGCGGCATCTAAAAGACTTGCCGAACACATCAGAAGAACGAGTAACATAAGCGTGAGTTCCCGAACACCACAACAAACATTTAGCCCAGAGCAAAAGTCAGATTTTGATAAACAAGTTGAATATATTTGGAAGAATAGTTAATATAAACAATTATTAAAAATTAAAAATTAAATTTTTTAAAAATGGCTTTAGGTATTCCTACGTCTAATATTCTCCAACCAGGTAACATTAGTATACAGGGTGGCGTTAATAGACAATTGGTGTCTGACTTACAATTGTTGACACCTCAGTATTACAAATCTTACGTTGAAAAATACGGAAGTGAAGATTTCACATGGTGGTTAGCTACATACGCAGGTATGGAAGAAGTTAAAAACCGTGACTTCTTTTGGTTTGAGAATCGTGGTAAATTGATCACTTCAGTACAAGCAGCTGCTAACGTACCTGCTGCTACTGGTGCAACTATCACTTTGACTCTTGCTTCTGGTTATCACTACAACAATGGAACTGAAGCTCCATTGCGTCCTGGTGAAACTGTTCGTGTTGCTTCTACAAACGTAGAAGGTCAAATCCTTGCAATCACTGGTACTACTGCTTATGGCTTTACTTTTACAGTAGCTCCTAAGCAAACTGGTCAATCTTTAGCATCTGCGGGTAGCTCAAGCTTCCTTGCTACAGACGCTTTGATTTTCGGTGGTATCATGGATGCTGGTGAGGCTTCTTCAACTAATCAACCAATGATTCAGTTGGATCAGAAGTACACAAACAGCATTACAGAAATGCGTGAAACTTGGAGTGCAACTGACCTTGCAGAAATGACAGAGGTTTACTACACAGGTGGTTTCTCTGGAGATGTTCCTGCTGGTGGAGCGCAAGCTGGCACTTCCCTTTTCACATTAAAAGGTCTTGTAAAATCAAACGTACGTTTCAAAGATGACGTTGAAATGAAATTGATGCGTGGTAACACAGTTAACAACACAGCTGTTAACTCTACTACAGTTGGTACTCAAGGTATCATCCCTCAAGTTCTTTCAAACGGAGAAACTGTTGGTTACACTCCTGGTAACTTAGACATCGCTAAATTGCACGAAATCACTCGTGTAATGGATGTTAACGGTTCTACTTCTGAGAACATCTGGTTACAAGACATCTATCAAAACCAAAACTTCTCTGACGGATTGTTTGCTGCTTACCCTGCTGGTGCTTGGGTTTGGGGTTCAAACGAAAAATCAGAAGAAGCAGCTATTAACTATGGTTGCAAGTCAATCTCAATTGATGGTTATCACTTCAAGGTTAAGAAGTATCGTCCGTTTAACACAGAATATCTTTCTGGTGTTACACCTACTACAGACTACTTCCGTAATTTCGGATTAATCTGTCCTCAAGGTGAAACTCGTGATGCAAAAGATGCTTCTAAGCTTTACAAGAATATCACTATTACTTATCAGCAACCTCCAAAAGGTGGTACTGTGGGTAACGGTATCCGTGTATGGCAATGGGGTGGTGCATCTCAGAACCCAACAACTGGAACAATGAACGACAACGTGGAAATGATCACGTACCGCGGCGCCCGCGTAGTGGCAGCCAACCAGTTTGTTATAGTTCAGAGTGCTTAATTTCAATAAGTTATAACAACTTGTTAGTCACAAATAGGGGGTGGGAAATCCCACCCCTTTATTTAAAAAAAATGGGTGTAATATATAAAATAAAAAGTCCAAGTGGTAGATTATATATAGGTAAAACTTATGATTTAAGAAAAAGAGTTAATGCCTATAAGTGTGATGTGAGAAAGGGAAGTAAAAATTTAAAGCTTCATAATAGTTTAAGAAAGTATGGGTGGGATGCCCATGTTTTAGAAGTTGTTGAAGAAGTTTCGGATGAATTACTAAGTGAAAGGGAGATGTATTGGATTGAATATTATAAGACTTATTGTTATGAAAATCCGAAAGGATTAAATATGACAAAAGGAGGAGACGGACAAAGATCAACATGGATGCATGATGTAGAAAGGAGAGAAAAGCAGTCAGAAGTTTTTAGTGGGGAGGGAAATCCTTTTTATGGCAAAAGTCATACGGAAGAAACTAAAAAATTGTTATCTGAAAAGATAAGCAGAATTAATAAAGAACAGGGTAAAAAAATTCCAGAGTGGGGTGTTGAGAAGGGCAGGGAAGTCGTGAGACGACCTATTGTAATGTACGATTTAAAAGGTAAATTTGTAAAAGAATTCAAATCTTTAGCAGAAGCCTCAAAGGAATTAAAAATAAGCCATGCAAGTATTTCGGAAAATATTTCAGGCAAAAAGAGTCAAGCTAAAGGATATATATTTAGATATAGAGAAGAGAATTACCCATTAGTTATTAGTGTGGGGGAAGTGAAGAAACAAACAGTAAAAAGAGAAGTTGTGGGTGTGTATGCGGGGGAAGTGATGACGTTCCCTTCAGCATTAGAAGCATCAGAGTTCTTTAAAATACCAAAGACAACAATTAATAGGGCGGCTATGTATAATGGGGGAAGACCTATTAGAACAGGCCACCAATTTTATTATAAAGATTTTTTTATTAAAAAACAAAACCGCCCGCATATTGCGGGGTGTGCAACTTAAATGGTAATTAAAAACAAACAGCTATGTCAGCTTCATTAAATCATGTAAATTTCTCCTTAAATGGGGAACAAGCAAATTCTCAAGGTTTATCTCTTGGGGAACAATCAGTTGTATCAGAATTACAACAAAGTCAACACGCAGGGGTAAAGTATCACATTTTCAAACTTGTAAATAATACAAGGCAAGGTGGTGTCCATGTCCCAGGAATTGATGATGTTATTAATCCTGCTACAGGAAAAGTAGAAAGAGTTAGACTTCTTGCGGGAGTTGATACTATTTGGGTAAAGGAGCAAAAAGACCTTACTCCTGAATATATTAAAAACAACCAAAGAAGTTTACAATTTATTAGGGGTTCTAAGATATTACGAATTCCCGATTACGACCATACAGCTCTTGAATTTGCAAGGATTACAAAACACAATATTGGAAGTCCAAGCAACAAGACAGGTAGTAATTTTGAATTTTATGAGTACAACCCAGCAAAAGAGCAAGAAGAAGCATTAAGAAGAGAGGAACTTGAAATAGAAATGGCTATCTTAGCTAAAGGAATGCCTTTAGAGAAAATGAGAAAGCACGCAGCGTTTTTGGGGCTTAGATTAATTGATGATTTGGGAATTCCTAAAACAGAAGATGGAATTCGCAGAGAGTATATGGTATACGCAAAGCGTAATCCTGCTTATTTCCAAAAAACGGCAGATTCTAAAGAGGTTGAACTTGCTTGGTTAGTGAAAAGAGCTATCTTAGATTCTAAGATTGAAATTGGAAGAGAGCCAGGTAAAATTTATTGGGCAAACGGTGGAGGACTTATAGGAGTAGTTCCCCGTACAGAAAACCCAGAAAGATACCTCGTTAATCTTGCATTAACTAATAGCGAAGAAGGTGCAGCATTTAAAGATCAATTACAAAAAATATCATAATAGAAAATGGCCTACACAATTGATGATGTATATAAATTAACCCTCTATATTGTAGGGAAAAATTTGACACAAGGTTACGTTAGTCCCGAAGATTTCAATCTGGCGATTAATGAAGCCCAAATCGGGTACGCCTCATATTTGTTAGGCTCATTTCAACAATATCAACCTGGGAGACCCGAAGCAAGGGTTCAATTTGGGCAGAACTCAGTGATTCGTACAAGGTTAAAACCAATTATTTATAATGCGGATTTATCTATTGACAGCACTGGGTTTTCCCCATACCCAAGTGACTTTTTACAGACAGATGCAATGTGGACTTATTATGGATATGAGAGGGTGAGGGAAGTGCAGCAGAACTATTTTTACTCAATCTATAATAGCAAAATAGACCCAATAGGAAGTTGGCCTGTGTATATGTTAGAGTGGGACGGATTTCGCTTCTTCCCTACCAATCAAGGACAAGCTAAAATGTCCTATGTAAGAAACCCTCCAGAAATGAAGTGGGCTTACACAATTGACCCAATTACAGATAATCCTGTTTACGATTCAGCAAATAGTATTCAACCTGTCTGGGGAGATGCAAGTTTGTTGGAAATTATTGTTAGAGCATTACGAATAATTGGCGTAAATTTGGATTACAATACTGTAAGCGGATACGCTGTTCAAATTGAAAATCAAGGACAATAATGACAAGGAATCAATTTATAGAACAAATTCTTCGCCAAATTTATGGTGGTTATGTATCTGAGGATGCATCAATTACTCCAATGTTGGTGAATCAATATATAGACCAAGCTGTAGCATTTGCAGCAAAATCTAATTATACAGATAATATTAAACTTGAAGGCGTATCTTTTGTTAACAATTCATTTTATACTACTTTTAAAGGTCTTGTGCCTTCAAAGGATGAACAAGGTTTATGGAAAATAACACTTCCCCAAGTTCCTGTTGGTATTGGTGTAAGTGAGGGAATTTCTACCCTTCAATTTAAAGATGATAAAGGAGTGCTATCTTACCCATGTATTCCCCTATCACAAAATCAAAAAACATATTTTCAAACAATGACTCCTTTACCAAACAAAACATTGTTCTATGTAGAAGGAGATAGTTGTTATGTAGTTACTAATATCCAACTTAAAGATTACACAGCAAGTGTGACTATGGTAAGCGCAGGGAACTCACAAGACTTAAATAGTACTTTAAATGTTCCAGGCGACTATATTCCACTTATGATTGATTATATACAAAAACAATTACTACTTGAAAAAACAACGCCTAAAGACCTTGCAAATGATGGCCAGGATTTAGCACAAAACTAAAACGATGATACCAGTAAAAAATCAAATACTTTTTAAGCCTTTTCCGCCAGATATTATGAGCGAGGGTGGTATTTTTGTACCTGAATCAGCGAGAGAAGAGAGTAATAGAGGATTAATAGTGGCCGTGGGAAATGGTAGTTCACATAAAAAAATGACCTTAAAACCTGGGCAAGTAGCTTATAGAGTAAAGGCATGGGGTACTCCCGTGGAGATTAATGGTGAAATGCATTACTTAATGGAAGATGCTGCAATAATTGCAACTGAATAAAAATAAAAGATGAGCGCACAAAACAGACAATGGATTTCTATAGATGAGTGTATTAACGCTTACATGGATGAATCTGAACAAGGTAACCATAAGTATTTTAAATTATGGAATTTAGCTTATAGAGCTATGACAGAACTCGGATTGGACTTTTTCTATTCTGTTAAATCTGTGAAGCTCCCTGTAAATCCAAACTTAACGGTAACAATTCCCGAAGATTACATAAACTACACAAAAGTAGGCATCTTAGATGCTCAAGGGCAAATCATACCATTAAGCGTAAATAATAATTTAACAACTGCATTTGATATGCAGCCATCAAGATTAGCTCAGACTCAAGATCCAACCGTATTCACGGGTTATAGTCCCTATGGTATTGTTTGGTGGAACTACTGGAATGGATATGGTCTGAGTAACTTATATGGATTACCTTCGGGAAGTCCTTTCGTAGGTAGTTTTAAAATAGATAATAAAAACGGAGTTATCGTTCTTGACGAATACTTCGCATTTGATTATA